GCAGCTACACCTAAAGTTCTTACTAATATGAACAATTTAATTAATGCTTATCAAGATAAATCAACTAGCAAGGCTTATAAAAGAAATTTTAAACATGATTTAATAGCAAATCTTACAGGTATTAAAATACAAGAGTTTGATTTAGAATCTAATTTTTCACAAGCAACATCTAAATATGTTAGAGCGTTGAAAAATTTATCAGGTAAATTTAATAACGATTTAAACTCAGAAGAATATACTGAAGAAGAACTTCTTGAACGATTTAATAAATATAACACTTCTAAATATCATTTACATTCTAAAATAAAAGAAACAGTAACTGCTGCTCAACTTTTAGGTATGGGAATAAATGACGTAGATAAAGTTTTAAAAAATTTAAGTATTTCTAAAACAAAGAGAGAGATTTATAAATTTGGTAATTCTTTTCAACCAACACTTTTATTAAACGCTCAAGCTGAAAGATTAAAAAGAACTAATCCTAAATTTATAAAACAGTTTGGAAGAAAACAAGTTTTTAATTTTGCTTTACAAGATAGGATAAATACAAAATTAAGAGAAACTTTTCACGGTAAAAAAACTCTTATTAATTATAATATTAATGCACAAAACGAAAGAAAAGAACTAGAAAAAACTAGACCTTTTGAACCTGTTCCTGATTGGATAGACTATATAAGAAATAATATTGATAACACTTCTTTTAAAGATGGTATGCTTAAAGAAAAACTATCTAATAGAAAAGAATTAAAAGAAGGTGGAAGAATTAAATTAGCAGAAGGTACTCTAGAAGATCCAGAAGATAGAAATAACATGTACGCAGGCGAATCATTTTTTGAAACAACTAGACCTAGCCTTAGAGCTATATTAGAAAAACGAAGAGAGGTTATGAATGAACAAAGAGAAACTAATTGAAGAGCTTAAACGTGACGAAGGTGTAGAGCTACGACCATATAAATGCTCGGCAGGTTTTCTTACGCTAGGTGTAGGTAGAAATATTCAAGAGCGTGGTATAACTATGGATGAATCAGACTATCTTCTTGCTAACGATATAAAGATTTGTGAAGAAGAAGCTTCTAAAGTTTTTAAATGGTTTCCTAGTTTAACAGATGACAGACAACGCGCTATCATTAATATGGTATTTAATCTAGGCTTGACAAAACTTCTACACTTTAAAAAATTCCTAGCTGCTATGGAAGCAGAAGATTGGGAAGAAGCTGGAAAGCAAATGCTCGACAGTAAATGGGCTAGACAAGTAGGTAACAGATCAGACAGGCTGGAGCAGATGATTGTTAACGGATGATATATTAATTATGTATCTTGAAGATGATCTTGACAGAGCTTATCGAATAGATTGTAAGATGAGAACTAAACAAGACTTAGCATGGATAAAGCGTGACAAGTTTCGTAGAGTCTATGAAGAACTATTAGAAGTACACTTAGTAGGTATGCCAGAAATGCCTTTAGAAGTAGCTATGCAATCTGTAGAAACTATACTAGAAAGTGATATAAGATTTACACCCGATGAACTAAAAGAGAGAGAGAATAAAAAATGAATTTTAATTTACTTAAAAGCGTTAAAGGAATTATTGGCGCAGTAGCTCCAACAATAGGTACTGCATTAGGTGGTCCAATGGGATCAATGGCATCTAAGATGGTAGCTGACGCATTAGGATGTGAACCTACACCTAAGAAAATAGAACAAGCTATACAAGCTGCAACGCCAGAACAACTAGCAGAACTTAAAAAGATAGATGCAGAGTTTGATGTTAAGATGAAAGAACTTGAGGTTGATTTATATGCTCTTGAAACAGCAGACATACAAAGTGCAAGAGGTATGTTTTCTAAAGATTGGACTGCTCGTATTATGGGTACAATAATAGTAGGTGGTTTCATGGGATATATTTTCCTAGTTACTATCCAGCCTCCAGAACAAAATAGTGAAGCGTTGATTAACCTTGTACTAGGTTATCTTGGTGGTTTAGCAAGTGCAGTCATATCGTTTTACTTTGGAGCTAGTAATAAACAAGAGTAGAGGATTGTAAAAGATGAGTAGAAAAGGTGGGTTTAGAAATTTAGAAAGAAGACAGCAAGTAAGGAACAAAGGTAAATTTGAATTTAGAAAACAACAATTACTTTTAAAAGAACAGATGAATCAAACAGGAAACTACCATGAAAACAAAAAGAACCAAAGCTAACAAAGGACTATACGCTAATATTAATGCTAGAAAAAAGAAAGGAATTAGCAGACCTAAAAGCAAATCAACTATTAGTAAAAAGTCTTACGCTAACATGAAGAAAGGTTTTAAATAAACTATGAGTATTACATACAGAGGAGAAACTTTTTCAGGTTATAACAAACCTAAAAGAACTCCAAAACATCCTACTAAATCTCATGTAGTTCTAGCCAAAGAAGGCAGCACTATTAAAATGATTAGGTTTGGTGAGCAAGGTGCAAGCACTGCAGGTAAACCTAAAGCAGGTGAGTCTGATAAAATGAAAGCTAAACGTAAATCGTTTAAAGCTAGACACGGTAAAAATATAAAGAAAGGTAAAATGTCTGCAGCTTATTGGGCTGACAAAGTTAAGTGGTAAAGTAGATGCAGGAAGTTGTTAGGCTAATTAGTGAACTAGGTCTTCCTGTAGCGGGAGGTTTAGTTATGTCTTACTTTATATTTTTAGTAATGAAACAACTAATGGATGGTTTGGTCAGTGAGATACAAACTGTACAAGCTATATCTAAGATGCTTATAACCAGAGCTTCAACTATGAACAACGATATGATCCGTATAGATACCAGTGTATCAAGTGCGTTAAATTTATCGCCTGACTTAGATAGAATAGCTCGTGCTGAAAACTTTGTTGAAGATGGTAAGATAGATGCTCGGAGAGACTAATGGATATAGTTCAAATGGTTTCAGAGTTTGGTTTTCCAGTAGTAATGGTAGTAGGTCTTGGATACTTTGTCTACTTTGTATGGCAGACAATAACTAATAATATTGATCCTGCTGTACAAGAGATGAAAGTAACTATTATAAGACTTACAGATCAGCTACGTTTATTAGATCAAGATATGATTCGTTTACAAACAAAAGTAAATACGGTACTTGAACTTAAAGAAAAAAATAGGTCAGCAAATGCACAAAAAAATAAAAGAAAAGATTAAAGCAATGTCAACATATAAGATTCTATTAACGTACTCTGTAGTTTCTTTAGTAGTGTTATCTTTTATTTTTTTTAACAAACCTGTACAAGCAGATGAAATACTGCACAAGTTTAAAAGTCCTAGCTTCTCTGGTGTTAATTCTTCTTCTCATTATCTTACAATAGAAAATCAAGAAGCTACTAGAAGAGAAGCTGTTAAAGAAGAGATAGAAGCTTATAAAGATGAGTTAGCTAGGGAAGCCAGCAACACAACGCTTGCCAGATTTATTAGAAACTTAGAAAGCAGAATATACGCACAGCTTAGTAGACAGATGGTCGAGCAGTTGTTCGGAGAAACACCACAGAAACAAGGCAAGCTAACACTAGAGGGTAATACGATTGAATACATTGTTGAAGATGACACTATCACGCTTACAGTTACAGATGAGTCAGGCGGCACGACTAATATTACTGTGCCTATCGGTGACTTTACTTTCTAACTGTGCGTTTAACTACGAAGAACTTATTAAAGAAGGTGGTATACCTAACGTAGTTATTAAAAAGTCTTCGGTGTTAGAGCTACAGTCTGAAGAACTTAAAAACATCCTTCCTGCAAAACGTAAGCCTGTTATAGCTATCTATCCTAATAGCTTTAAAGACCAAACAGGACAACGTAAAAGTAACGGACAGTTTGCTTTGTTTAGTACAGCAATAACACAAGCACCTGAAGCATTTCTTATTAGAGCTTTAAAACACGCAGCAGACGGTGAGTTTTTCCAAGTAGCAGAACGTGTAGGACTTGACAGTTTGACAAAGGAAAGGCAGTTAATACGCTCTACAAGGGAAACTTTTGACGAGGACAGTGCTGTAAAACCTTTGTTACTAGCAGGATTACTCATGCAGGGTGGTGTACTGAGCTATGATACTAACATAAAGTCTGGTGGTACAGGCGCTAGGTATCTTGGCATAGGTACAAGTAAAGAATATAGAGAAGACGCTGTAACCATTACACTAAGACTTATATCTGTATCAACAGGAGAAGTTTTAATTGAAGTGCTTACATCTAAAAGTATTATTTCAGTAGGTTTGTCTCAAGATATATTTAGATTTATAGATGAAGGATCAAGGCTTGTTGAAATAGAGGGAGGAGTTGCGGAGAACGAAAGTACTTCGATAGCTTTACAAAAAGTAATAGAGGAAGCAGTTTTACAAATAATTAAAGTAGGAATTACTAGAGGGTATTGGAGTTATGAACGAAGCAATTAGATTATTCTTAGATAGTTTCGTGGGAACTTTTAAGAGGAGAAAACAAATGGACAAAGTAGTTATTGTGTTAGATAATGTTTTTATTAGTATGGCTGTAATAATAGGTAGTGTTTTTATATTTAATGAAGTTAAAGCCAGTGATAACGAGATCTTCGTAGACCAAGTAGGTGTAACAGCCAACATAGATTTAGAGCAGCTAGGTAGTGGCAACCTTATTGGCGGCTTGACTGCCATAGCTGGCACGATGACAGCACTAGACCTTGATGGAACTTCGATGACATTAGACATAAATCAAATTGGCAACAATAATAAGTACTTAGGTGATATGTACGCTGATAGTTACACAGGTTACTTTAACTTTGACGGTGACACCAACACGTTTACATCTAAAATGGATCCTACTAATGCCTACGGTGCAGATAACTCTAATGTTAATGTGCAGGTTACAGGAAGTACCAACACGTTTACTCTTGACCTAGCTACCGTAGCATTGTCTACAGGTACGGATTTAGATTGGACAGTACAAGGAGCGTCTAATACTATCAATGCTGACATTGACGTAGACGGAGCTACAAACTATATGAACATAGACGGTGACAGCAACACAGTCAACTACGATGGAGATGGTTATGCAGGCGGATACTTCCACCTTACACACGCTGGAGACTCAAGAGCCTTTACAGTTGATCAAGCCTCAACACTGGATAATGATTGGCTTAAAATTACTTCTTCTGGTAACAGCGGTACTGTTTGTGTCAACCAAAACGATCAAGGCACAGCAGTTGGATGCTGATATAGGAAGCATTACAGAATTAAAAGGACACACAAGAGTAGTAAGAGACAAGCCATACGAAAGCGTAATTGATTTTTCTCTTAACTCTATGGATAAACTAGAGACTGCTAACGGCAGAATGGGTGTTACCTTTAGAGATGATACTACCATACGTTTAACAGAACACAGTGAAGTAACTGTAGATAAGTTTGTGTTCGATCCTGATCCTGCTAAATCTTCTATGGCTTTATCGTTCGTTAAAGGAACTGGTCGATTCATTAGTTCTAAAACAAAACGTATTCCTAAAGACAACATTACCATTCGTACTAACGCAGCTACTATAGGCATACGCGGAACGGATTTTACACTCACAGTAAAAGAGACGGGCGAGGTTTTAGTAATACTTTTACCTCAAGCTGATGGCACATCAAGTGGTGAGATAACTATAGATACCGCACTAGGTCAGATTGTTCTATCTAAACCTTACGAGTCTACTACTGTATACAATTTTGAAACTGCACCAACTCCTTCCGTTATACTAGACCTAACACTAGATATGATTGACAACATGTTAATCGTTAATCCTCCAGAAACTAAAACCCTTGAGACTACAGAGTCTACTGCGGCTGCAGGT